ACAGTTTGTCTTGTTGCGCCTGTAAATTTTGCTATTTCTATTACTGGGAAATCTAAGCTGATTGCCCAACGCCCTAGCTGATTGCCGAGCGTCTTCGGTGCCATTTTTGTAGTTTGTTTTATTGTGTCTGAATAAGCCATGATCTTCTCGTTTGATGGGGGGCTAAGCCCCCCTTATATTTACTCGTCATCCCACTCGTCAACAGTTGCGGCTAAGTTACTAGCTTTCTTCTGTGGGACTGCGCTTGCTTTTACCGCAGGCTTGCGCTTCTCAGGCTCATCTACACCATCATCGGTATCGGCTTCAACCACAGGTGCTTTAGCTTTTGGCTTTGCCCCTTCAAGTTGTAGTGGCTTGTCGGTTGTTGCTTTAGCCACCGTCATGGTGATAGCTTGCTTAGCACTTGTAGACTGACCTTTCTCGGCAACAATCTCAAACTCGTCGTCCTCTAACCAACGAACAGGTTGAAAGAACAACTTGGGTACTGCGGCTTTGGTATCAAAACGCAGGCGGGTTACAAGTGTCTCAGGGCTAATATTCTGAGCCGCAAGGTATCTTGCATAGGCTTGCAACGGACGCTTATCACCTTCTTCTTTACCAAAGATCGAAGTAGCGGCTAAGGTTAACTGCATTACATCACCGCCAATGTCATTAGCAAGAACTACTGCAAGGCGTTGTGAGAAACGGCAAGCCTTGGACTCGCCCTGACCTGAGCCCTTAACATTCATTGGGCATGAGGCGCAGTCATTAGCCTGTGGGTTCTCAGCCGTTGGATCAGGCTTCTCACCATCAGCAGACCAACAATCAGGTGCCTTGGATACGCCCTCTTCATACGTACCCTCATAATAGGTACGGCTAATCTTAGGCGCCGCATTAACAATAACTACATCGAGGTGACGATCGTCAATCGAGGTAATCTCTTTACCATCTGCCATCAAACGGAATACACCGCCCTTGATAGAGATACGTTTTCCACCGCCACCTACTCCGCCACCTGCAAGGCTTTTAGCGAGGGTTGATAATTCGCCTTTGCGAGCAAAAGCGGGGGTTTGTGCAGGATTAAATTTGGCAATTTCGCCCATGGTACTTTCCTTCATTTAGTTGGTTTACGAACTGTTACTGCATACTCAGACATCGAGTTAAGCCCAGCGGGTACTACACCGGGGTTTTCTTCTAAAAACATAGACATGTTCTTCTGCGCTATGCGCTTCTCAAACAAATCTAATGCGTCGTGCTGTACAACAAACTGCTTGAATGAATCCCAGTCGTCTGTGTAGTAGCGCGTCTTCTGTGACAAGATGATGGTGCCTTCCGCAGTCCTTACTGAGTTGGTGCCAAGCGCCATCATCTGATCCTTCATGGCATTCTTGATCTCATCTTGTTTTGCTTTAAGTTCTTCGATCTGACTTTCATATTCTTTTGTCAGTTCTTGAACCTTTGCGTACATCTTACGATATACACGTGCTAGTTTATCTAGCGGTATTACTTCTTCGTTTGGCATTTATATGCTCCTTTGTAAAATATTTTACAACTAAAAAGACAGGTGTTCAACCTAATATAGGGTTTTTCCTAGGAACTTAATTCCTCCCTATACAGGCTTAGCAAGAGATCGTGTCCTTCTACACGTTTCTCAAGACGATCAAACATCCGCTTTTCTATTTCACTACCTTGTAAGTGTATCACCGTTACATTCGTAGAAGTTTGCCCAATACGATCTGCACGAGCAATACATTGCAAGTACGTCTCCACAGACATAACAGGTCCGTAGAATACTACTGTATCAGCCGCAGTTAATGTTACACCATGTGATGCAGCTTGCGGTTGAATTACTAAAACTCTTGGCGCATCAGTAGTTTGAAAGCGCTTGAATATGTCAGTACGTTTATTAACACTTATATCACCATGTATAACTTCTGATGCAATGTTATGTTTTTGTAGGTGTACGTGTATGGTATCGATGCTGTGCCTAAATGGTGCAAAGATAATAACCTTACGGCTAGTTTCCTCAAGCACCTCAAGTAGTACGTTCAAGCGAGGCGCACAATCAAACTCCACAACTTCTTTCTCATCGGTATAAGCGGCTCCTGCACTTATCTGCAACAGCTTGCTAACACCTGCGGCGGCATTTACTGCGGTGATTGTCTCTCCTGCCGTTTGTACTAGCATGCGGTCTTTTAACATGCGGTAGTACTTAACTTGCTGTGCAGTAAGGGGTACGTCACGTGTTTCTGTCAGAACCGGCGGTAGGTCGGTACACTCTTCTTTTGTATAACGTATTGCAGGCTGTAAGGAGTTGTAAACGTCTTGCTGAGCAGATGGCTTTGGTATCCACTTGAACTTGCTAACCTTGTGCATAACTTTGTCTTGCCATGCTGTAAGAAACTTGGGTACGCCGTTAGGGTTTACTAACTTAGCCAAGCCGTAAGCATCCACAGGTGACTGCGATGCCGGTGTACCCGTCATCATCCAAAGCATAGTGTCAGGTTTAAGTATTCTGTTAAGCGACTTCCATCGTTTGGTTGTCGGGTTCTTGTATGCGTTTGCCTCATCGACAATCACAAGATCAAAGCGCCCATCGTTGGCAACCTCGTCAGCTATCAGATTCAAGCCATCGTAGTTCACCACAACAAACTCGTAGTCACCTTGAACCATTTCGATGCGTCGTGATGCCTGTGTGTGATGTGCCGCTACTACTGTGCGATGAATAATACTTTTACTAATACTACTTATCCATGCGTCGTGCATGATGGACAGCGGACATAGAACTAAGCATCTGCGTACTTGCTTTAGCTTCATCAAATAATCAGCCGCCCATAACGCAGAGAATGTTTTGCCGGTACCGGGGTCATTAAACACAAACGCTCTGCGATTCATTGTTAGGAACGATGACGTCTCGATCTGATGCGCAAATGGTTTGTGCCGACCGGGCCAGTTGTACTTAGCGGTAATGGGCGATGGTGGGTTCTTAACACCTAGATTGCGAAGCACCCGCACTTCATCTAGCCCCCAGTACACAGCCACTTCAAACACGCCGTTGCTCTCGCTTACAACTTTGCTTCTTGGTATTACGCTGTACTTGTCGGGACTACGTGTTTTAAATAACAGCGCCTTGTTTTCGATTATCTGCATTATTCTATGATCCTGTACACCTTGTCGTATGAATCGCCAAGTGTGTGTTTCTCTATCTTGTTAACGTTCTCTAAGCGCACAAACGCAATACGCCAAAAGTCATCGGCATCACGTATCTCGTCTTCAGTTACCCATTTGTCTTGCCAACGTAGCACCCACATATCAACCAACGTTGATATAGAAACCCTGCATGCTTCACGATCTAAATCATCGTTTGTCATCTTCAAGGGCGGTGATGCTTTAGCTGAAGAGCCTGTACTTATGTTTGTTGCGTGTATTTGTCTTACTTCTGCTCTTAGTTTATCAAGCTGTTCTGCGTATTGTTCGTCTGTTATTCCCATCGTTTACTCGCTTTCTGCAAACTGATCGCTTTTAACATTCATGAGGCGGTCATTTAATCCTTCTACTTTTGTAAAATTATTCATGTGTAGCTGATCTGATGAATAGCACCTGCCGTCTTGTAGTTTGTACAACGTGCCAGTAACAGCATCCATTAACAACGGTTTTTTATGCTCGTCTGTAACAATATGCACCGCTACAAGAACTCGTTCCGTACCGCTAATGTCACCAAGGTATAGGTCTTTATCTTCTAACCATTTTTTCTTGGTTGCTGATTTGTTGCCACTTGTTGGGAAACAGTTGTTTGCTTGTGCGCAATAGTAGTTTATTGATTTGCGTACACCATATGTGTTTTGAAATTTCATTTTATTGACCCATCTGCCTTTCGTTTATATGATCTATTTTTACTTGCGGGTACTGCTTTTAAGTTACTACGTACTGTTGTGCCACCTTTGCTCAAGGGTGTCTTGTGATCTACGTCTTTGCCGTCACCCTTGTGTACTACACCTTCACGCATAAGCATGCGTCTTGCTTTGTTACGTTGGGCACGTTTCTTTTTAACCATCTCTGTGCCGTCGTAATTTGCGTATTCTGCTTTGTAGTCTCTCTTTGTTGCCATGATGCTCTCCTAATGTTTGGGGTTAAACTCACAACTCTTAACTGGGCACCAACCGCATAGCGGTGTGCTTGTGGGGTTCCACACGTCATTGTCATATGAAGCGTTAAGTTTGGCTACTCTCTCCCGATACTGCCACCAATGAAAGTCTTTCTCTTCTACGGTCATCGTTTGCGTGACCATCGAGTTTTTCACAACAAAGAGCAGGGCAGAATTAACTTGGCGTATGTGGGGGAAATGGGCAAACACCATCAAAGACATCAGAGTGAGTTGATCTCTGTCGGGGTACTTGTCGTTACCTGTTTTGTAGTCAACCACCCTAGCCTTGAGTCCGTCATCGTCAATGATTAAGAGATCAGCTATGCCACGCACCCACACATCTGCATCACCAAAAGCACAGGGGGTCAGGTCTTCTTTCAAGCCCATCTCGTACTCAGTCAGCTTGCGCCCTGTCTTCTTGTTAAGTGCGTCAAGAGTAGGTTCAATGAAGTCAAACTCAGGGGGTAGGGGTGTGCCATCTTTAATGTAAAGTTCGGCGGCTTCGTGCACTTGCTTGCCATAGATGGTATGTACTGTGTCTGTGAATGGGTAGTTCTTGAGTACCTTAACTTCATGGTAACGTCTTGCACAGCCTTCAAAGTCTTTGAGCCCTGAGTGACTCCATTTAATTTTCATTAGAATCTCGCAGTCTTGATGGCTTGGTCAAGCCGTTGGGAAAAGGCAGTCACAAATTTCTCGTTGTAGCTCAAGCTATTCTTCATATCGTGCAGTATGGCGTGGGTAAGCTCATGCCAAAAGGTTTCGCTACGCTCGTCTTTGTCATACTTGTTGCCACGCACATCTTGCTTGGCTACGTCAATGCTGTTGTCTGCTCTATCAAAGCAACCCCTGCATGCTTGTTTGTTTACCCGTAGTGATACTGGTTGATCAATCTTGATTTTGGTCTTGCCGATTGTTACTTGTTTTGGTATCTTCACTTCGCTTCTCCGTATCGTTTGTTACAACCTGTTTCCGCATCAAGCGGTATTCCTTTCATGTATGGTGGGTCTGCCACCATTTGCTCTAGCACCCATGCCTCAGCTTCTTTGGCTTCGTTCTCAGGCACCAACACTACAACTTCATCGTGAACGGTTAATACGCAGGAATACTTTTTTTGTATCCTGAGCATGCCGTCCGTCATCACACACCGAGCAACTGCTTGCACAATGTTTTCTACTACTTTACCGCCGTATAACTTCTTTTTATCGGCGCCATAATGCCATTGAACACGACCTTTTTCATCGGTAGTGCCAGTTAAATTTGGGTATCGTAATGACAACCCACTTGGTAATCTTATGCTTTCTTTAGAAAATGTCAAGCACTTGTATGTGTATTCCTTACCTTCTGCAAGACTATGCTTGATCAACCCACCGCATAAATCCCACAAGCTGACAACTGGTTGTGCTTTGCTACGATAGATGTCGATGATCTTCTTTGACGCTAGGCTGTGAACCAACAACTCCTTGTCTGTACATGTGTGCGGTATGTTAGCTAGCATCTCCATGTTGCGATCCCAACTGACAAAGGTATTCACGTCTTCTGTACTTACGCCCAACTGCTTGGCAAACGCTTTGTCGTACATGGTAGGTGGCGCACCTAGAAAGCCTGTAAGTAACTGTGCAGAGAAGGAAGCCCACCCCATGCCATAGCCACAACCTAGAAGGGCAGACTTAGCTGACTGCCTAAGATCAGGGTGTGATTCTTTGCTAAGCGTCGGGATTCCAAACATCTGCGCACCAAACGCCGCATACGCATCCTGACCCGACGCAAAGATTTCAAGAAGGGGTTGATAGTCTGCGAGGTACGCAAGAACTCTTGGCTCAATCTGCGAGAGGTCGCATACGACGAGGGTAAAACCTTTCGGCGCACAGATAGCCTTGCGTAAGAAAGACCCCCGCTTGAGGTTTTGTAGATTAAGCCCCGAACCCTTGGACGCAGACCAACGACCGGTGTGTGCGCCGTAGTAGTGGAGCGGTACAGGGAGATTACCCTTTTCTGCAATGTCAACAAAACGTTGCGCTCTTGTACGCTCAAGCGTGCTTTTAACTTTGAGACGCGCCTCACAGAGTAACGCAACATCTTCATTATCGGAATTGAGTAGCGCTTGGAATAGGGCGTCGTTTTTGGCAAACGCATACGCTTCTTTACCTGTCGTTTTGCTAATCTTCTTCGGTGGCGTAACTCCAAGTTCAAGCAATACATTTGCAAACTGTTCATTACTTGCAAGCGATGTCTCTTCAATCCCAATCTTTTCCAAGAGCGCCTCACGCTTTTGCCGTTCATCGGTAATCGCTTCATTGAGCATGTCCTTGTCTAGTTCTAGTGTGGGGTTGGTAAACATCCTGAGCGTCATGTCAATTAGTTTGAGTTCTTTGAGTGGGAACCCGCCATCAACTTCTTTGGCAAGCCGTTCCAATATCTGCTCACACAGCCACACGTCATGCTTGCAGTACTCAGCAAGTTCTTGCTCTATCTCAGGGGTCAGAAACTCCAAGCCATCGCTACTAGCCACAGCCTTACCTTTGGGTGGTAGTTCGTAGTATTCAGCTAACGTTGCCAAGCTGTTGCCACCATCTACACCACGCAAGGCACGAGCCATCGAAAGCGTATCAAAGATAAAGCAAGGTTTAGCCCTGTACACCCATGAGAGAATCGCCACATCGAACTGCGCATTATGCGCAACCACCGCCGTCCGATCCCAATCAACAGACTCGATCCATAGCGGTATGTCATCGTGCGATACCCATGTTGGTGGTTCGTCCTCTGCAACGTCTTTATACGCAAGACCAAAGGCTTTGAATCGTGGGTCACGTATGTACTGCTCAGTTGTTAGCTTGGACAGCGTGTACTCTTTTCTATCCCAACGTGTTTCAAAATCAATGACAAGTATCTTGTCAAAAGGTGCGCTCATTTCTCTTGTGCCTTTCTTAGTATTGCTCTAGCAAATGCAACGGGGTCATACGCCCAATCTACTGAATAAAGAACTTCATCTATTTCCTCATCTGTTAGTGTCTTTGCTGGATGGGTGTAGAGTGGAATAAAGTCAGGGCAGTAATTCTTCTGAACATAAAACTCTTTTCCGTTTGACATCCACGCTACTGGTTCATTGTTCATTTTTGAATCCTATTCCACAACTCAGACAACGACATGCCTTTGACCTCTCTCCAACCAATGTGTACGCAGGCATACATAATGAACAGGAAGAAGGCAAAGATCACGGCAAATATCACCACCGCACAGGTAGCTACGAACAAAGCAAACATATTAAGTATTGTGACTATCATTTTCTTCCCCTATATCTATATGCACATATTTACCGCCCTCATCTTCGGGCTTATCAAAGTTATAAGGCACATATTTTTCGTCATGGTCAAACAGTAAATAATTCTCATGCCCATCCATAAAACCTTGCACTACATATTTATAATCAGGGTCTTCGTGATGCCAAGGAGCATCTAGTTCATAGCCCGATTTCCCGTAGAAGAAGCCGTAGCCATATGCTGCCATCCTTTCCCGATCTCTTGAGGTCAGTTTTTTGTCTCTTACTTTTTTTCCTATTGGGTTCATATTAATGTGCCATCAAGATTATGGTTAGAACAAAAAGAAGAAACATAATGTAAACCCGTTTAATCCAATACTCTCTGTTCAGTATGCGTGGATCGTGGATAAGATAACTCTGCAACTCTAGCATGTCGTCGTCATGCTCTACATATGGTGGGTTTACCAACTTGTTGAGATACACTTCGTTGCCGATCTTTATCTTGCCGTTGTTGTATGGTGTGGCTTTCATTGCAATGTCCTGTTCTTTAAGTCGTCCATATGGCTACCGCATACTTCACTCGCCGCTTCTAGTAAAAGCGCAGGCACGTCTTCCTCAGAGAGATTTAGCCCATATACTCTTACTGTATTTTCTTTCTCGTTTACAACTACAACTACTGCTGAGTGATGCGCCTTTTCCACAGTACATAGCTTTAGTGCGTCTTGCACCATTTGATACGCCTGTTCCTTACTCATGATATATCCCTCAATAAAATTGTTACATCAGATATGTTGTCTTCGTTGACAACAAGTACCTGCCCATTGGCTTCTCTTATTTTGTTCATCTCTGCTTTTTGTAGTGCAGTAGGTTTGTTAGTACCTGCTTTACACTCAATAGCAAAGAACACACCCCGATAACAACCAACAATATCAGGAACCCCACTACGCCCATAGCCACCAGTAGCAGGGAAAAAATAATAAGCGCCACCTTTCTTAAGTACATCAACTACTTTCTTTTTTACTTTGGCTTCGGGGGTCATAGCGTTTCCTCACTTCATCAATACGTTGTAAACAACTGACTATCAAGTTCAGTTGGTTTTGTAATATCTCTTGCTCGTTGTACTGATACGCTTTGAGCGCAATGATTACCTCAGCTTCGAGGTTACACAGAGCGGCGTTCTCACGCATTATTGCGAGTATTTCAACCTCTGACATAGGCATGCTTTAACTCCTCTAAAAGAACTATACCTTTCCCTGTTGGTGCAAACTCACGCAGTCTGCTGTCGTCTGATTTAACTGTATGCACAAACTTCTTGCGTTGTAGTTCTTTAAGATACTTGTGCGCAGTCGATGGCGACATGGCGTTTTGTTTCTCTGCTAGTAAAAGAATACGTGATGTGCTTATCGGTTCAAGCGCACTAACCATACCCAAGATGTACTCCTCTTGCATGGTAAGGTGATGCTTGTCACGAATTGATTGTGTTTTAAATGCGTTCACTCTTTGTTCCTTTCATATAACATAGCATCTGCATACTGATATGCCCATTTAGCGTATTCGCCCATATATCCGTCGTTGTTTGGATTAGCTAGCATGCCCTCCAATGCAGAGGCGGCAAACTTATCACGTAGCTGTTCATGAATTGCTTTTTCTGTCTTAGTCATATAACCCCCTTAAAAATCGAACTTACTGAGAATACCATCTACTTCTTTCTTGATGTCCTGACGTGTTGGCATATCCTTGCGCAAGTCCTTGACGTCAACCCCATTGATTACTTTCTTCAACGTTTTGCGTGCGTCCTCGATTTGTGGGTCGTTGATTATATTCAATGACGTAGCCAAGTCGCACAGTTCATGCGCAGTTTCTAGCAACGAGTCGTGGAACTTGCGTGGCTTTATCTCGCCTGCAATTACGTCAACCTCTAGCCTGTCTGACATACGCTTGAGATGTTCTACAAGGCGTTGCTTAAAGCCGTTGATCGCTGACTCAATGCGCTCGTCTGCCAACTTCGACAGCTTGTTCTTGAGTTCTACCTGTGCGTCATTGCCAACGTCTACCCTGAAGTCACCCGATGCAGGCACAGGCATGTAGTTGGTATTGAACTTAAAGCGATGCTCAATATCGTTTGGTGCGGGGTAGTCGTGTCGGTTGAACATGTCACCCAATGCCATAGCCTGTGCAGTAATCAACGAGGGGTAGACAGTAACGAACTCTTTAACAAGCCCGTAGAACTTATCCTCGTACTCTTGCATCTTGGTATTAAACTCCATGAACTTAACACTTGGCAACAGGCGTATACCCGAATCACTCCATGGCAACGTGTTGTCATAAATGTAACTACGGATTTCTGTTACATGCTGGTTGATCACTTCCAACTCGCTACGCCCTGCGAACAAGTGTTTGTTTACTCTCGCCGCGCCTTTATTTTGAGCGTGTTTGTTGCTGACTAACTCCTCGGTTGTTGACTTGTCCAACTTCCTAGCAGTCCATTGTGAAACAGATAACTCTACTAGTAATGCGCATGTGTCGATGTTATATCGTGTCATGATTTCCTCGTTTGGTTATTTATTGTTTAATGCCCAACTGCGAAAACAAATCGTCAAGATCATCTAGCTTCTCTGTGCGAGTAAGCAAAACGGCTTTCTTGTCGGCTGTTGTGCCAACTTTGTGACAACCATTACCCCACATCTTTGTAGCCATAGATGATGCTGATCCGTACAACGAATCCAAATCATATTGCCCGATTGGAATGGTTACAGTTTGATTCACCGCACACGCATCAATGTATGGTCTGATGTGTGTGGAAAGCGATCCATACGGATACTTTGATGGTGCTTTCTTTTGCTTGGATACTGCTTTCAAATCACCATGTACAACACCCTCGGCGTCCTTGATTGCATACTGCGCACCAATAGCGTTGAGTAATTTGATTGCGTTGGATAATGCTTTCTCATGTAATACGGAAGTTCTTAGTTGTTTCATAATGTCCTCGTTTAGTTAGAATAAATACGTACTGCCTTACCCTGCGGTGGTGTAAAGCTGTCGTTGTCAACAACACCCCATATCGCAGGTACATCTACTACTGCGTTGCTACCATCAAGGTATCCGTCGGTAAGCCAAATGACACCCTTGGGTTGATACTTCTTGTCACGAATGTATTGCACTACGCATTCGGGTGTTGTGCCACCACCGCCCTGTGGAGAGAGTTGATGACCGATCCTCTCGTACTCGTGTGGCTTGAAGACTTGCTCACCACATACGGCTGAGTCCCACCAAATAATGCGCACAGAGTCAGGCTTGACGTTCTCTGCAATGCGGGCGATCTCACCGAACACAGTAGGGTAGATACCTGACATAGAACCCGATGTGTCACAGGCAACAATCAACTCGCCTGTTGCTTCGGAGAAGTGAGAGGGCATGACAACACCGAGAGGTAGCAAGCGCTTGTTGGGTGGTGCAAAGCGAGAATACTCATCACCCTCACACAGCGCAGTAACCCACTCAGTCAGATACTCACGCCAATTAGTGTCACGCTTCTGTGTTGCACGATCGAGTGGGCTACCGAGTGATTGCTTGCCTGCCAACTTGTTGGCAAGGATCTTGCCCTGACGAACTGCATCGTCAATCTGTCGACCTGTAACCTTGGCTTCTTCCTCAGTCAACTCACCCATGACATGCTCGTCAAAGGGCTGATCACCATCGCCACTCCCACCAATCTCGTTACCCTTCTCATTACCTTTACCACCACCGCCGCCAACTTTCTTGGCTTTCTTGAGTAAGTCTTGCAACACCTCAACGAATGACCAACCCTTGTATTGCTTGTCACAGAGCGGTGCAACAACTGCGCATGGCTCGATGAATGAGTAAGTCGGATCCATCTCCTCAAGCATGTTGTTGACGACATGATCCATAGCCATGTTGGATAGGCGAGGATACTTAGTTGACAATGGCTTGTAGAGCGTGCAATGTTGCAAGGCTTTGTGACCCTGCTCATGCAAGCACAGATAGCGTAGTTGCTTGCGATTCTGTGCCATCAAAAACGCTGTGCCATACCACACGTCACGACCATTGGTGCCGGCGGTGGGTATGTCGTCGTTGATCTTGACATCGCCAACGTAGGTGACACCTGATAGCGATGCAAAGTCTTTGTGATTGCTGATGTCCACGTGAACCGCAACGATGCGATCGTGTGGGTTTAGTTTTTCCCATGTCTTAGACATATGTTTTCCTTTCGTTTGATTACTTGGTTGAGAAGTAAATCTTGTTGTCATTCATCAACTGTTGGAACGGCTTAACAGTAACGAACAACGATGCACGCACAGAGTTGGCAATGTTGTTAGCAAACATAGACTGCAACTCACGACGATTGCGCATGACATACTCGGTGCATGCTTCTGCTTCATCACGACTGTTGGTCTGTGTAACGCACTTGAGTACAGTAATGATCTGCGCCACAGGATTGGTTGGGATAGGGCAAGTGCTTGGTGATGCAACTATCTTGGAGAACGCAGGCGTTTCGTCGCCGAACCGAATGTACGCACCCATGATCTCCGCACCTGCACGACCAATCGTACCTGTGAGTAATGCCTGCAACGTATCGGCATCGAAGTTCTCACGCTCAGCCACAATGTCTGACGCTGAGTGCAACGAGCGTGGTGTGATGTATGCCTGTTGAGATAAGCGTGGGTTGAAGATCAAGTCGTTGTGCTTATCCTGTGGTGTACCCGCATACTTGCCACCCTCCTCGTAGTCGAGGAACGAGTCGAACCAATTCGTGTTCTGCTCAGTACATGCAAGCACGATAGGATCAATGCCGTTGTCGATACCCCATGAATACCACTCAGGTTGCGTAGGCTT